GGCAGGCCGCGCAAGAACCCCATCGATGACTCGACGTTGCCGCCGGTTCCGGTGTCGAGCCTGCCCAAAGATGAGAAGCCCTTTGCTTCGGTCATCAAGGCCACCGGATCTATCTCCATTGATCCTGAGTCGGGGAAGGACGTTCCTACCTTCCCTGTATTCATGGGCGTGAGAGACGGCTGCCCCTACTCCAACATCCAGGCCGGCGGGAAAGAGTTCAGCCGCTTCACGGAGATCGTGGAGGCGGATAGCTCTGGCATAACCAACCGCACGAAGCAACGCGGCAAGGTTACGGATTTGACGCGAGCCGACATCGAGAGGGTTGCCGCCGCAGTGGGGCGCAAGGTTCTGAGGATGTGGGGCCATTCTCCGCTTATCCTCGATGTGAGACACGCCAACTACAGACCGCACGGTGACGATCAGCCTCTTGGGAAGTGGCTCTACATGCAGGTGATGACAGACCAGCTTCCTCACGATTGGCGCGAGAGCGACCCGGAGATGATGGCCTAGCATGGCATCGCCAACCCAAACCGAATGCCAGGATCAAATTAACAGGGTCACTGTGATCCTGAACAATTTGCTCCAGTACGCTGGGGTCACGGCGCTAACCAATTTCCTCCTGACAGAAGATACGGTCACCGAGAACCTGGAGACGAATTACGGCCCAGAGCTTCTGTCTGCCGTTCAGGGATTCCGCAACAACCTCAACAGCGCCATGGAATCCGCTGGCTCGATGATGATCCCCAACTTCACCGATCTAGGTAGAGCAATCGACGCCCCAGAGAAGAACATTCAATCCATCTTCACTCGGCTCTACACTCAGATGGCAGACGCTTCATTGGCTGTTCAAACGCGGGACATTACCTATGGAGCCGTCGCCGCTGGTGGATCGAACATAGGCACCGGAACAATTTTCAGACTGAATGTTGATGAGCGATCCTTTGACATCGAAAACTGCACCACCGAGGCCAAGGAAGCCGAGTGTGTAGCCGATGCCCACTCAGGGGCTACTCTCCAGGAAGAGGTGTTCAGTATCAACGGGAGCGATTCTGAGCGCGACCGATTGAAGATCACCGGCAGTGGAGCAATCTCCAGCATTCGCTCGATGTCTGCCCGTGACAGCCTGCTAGGGAATGCCAGTTTTACTAACTTTTCTGGCACCCTGGCTGTTCCTACCGCAATCACCTCATGGACCCCATCAGACATAGCCGATTTTGAGGTTGATCAGACCGATTTTTACCGCACCGATCCAAGCGACGGGGGCAACAGCGCGAGCCTGAAGTTCAAGGACAATGCCTCTGTTGAACAGCTTTGGACCGTGCGGAACATCACGCTCAATCCGGGAGTTCCCTATTGGTGCTGCGTGGCGTTTAACCGGCAGGTCGGAACCTGCGACGGCACGCTGACTCTCACGTTTGGAGATCAAACAGCCGTGGTCGTCCTGGCGGCCCAGGCCGGTTGGAATATCCTTCAGATCCCCCTTAACGCTCAGAATTGGATGCGTACATTCAACAGTAGCGCACCCACGCTGAAGATCGAGTTGACGCTGAGGACCACGGGGACGCTACTTATTGATGACGTTATGTTTACACCATTCCAGTTGTTCGATGGACTCTGGTATCACTGCCAGGGGGCGACAACCGCGTTCCTGCTTGAAGATGAGTTCTCCTGGACCGACACGGAAGTCGGAAGTATAAACCAATACTGGTTTTATAGAACTTTTGGGCGCTATCTGCCGCACGGGACGGGTGGAGCGGTAACCTGGGCTGATCCTTGATGGAGGCTTGTGATGGCCTTGAACACCGAGGTAACGGCTAGGTACGGCGCTCAGTTCCTTGTTAATCTAACAAACCCGTCCCTACCCACAGCGACCACTATCGATGCCGCCCGGCTTCTAGCTGCCTGCACGGATACAGAGGCAGACTTCCCGATCTATGCTGGCGTCACGTATGACGACGATCCCGTCACCAACCCCACGCTGTTTACACAGCATATAGCAGTAGCGGTAGAGGGCGTCATTGCCAAGCTGGCTATCCGCACCGGGACCGGAGGTCAGTACGCCAATGCTCTGCATGATTCTCACGTAGCCAGAATGCGAGACTTCGCCTTGATTGCTGGCCGCGACCGGGTACGACCCAAGACCGAATCGGTTCTGATTCCCAATTCAGAACAGCGCGACAATCTGATCACCCGTCCAGACTTCGACCGAGAGCGATTCCACGATCTCATCCCCGATGCTCCACCCGACTAGGGGGATGAAATATGGAGACGCTAGAATTGGAGCTTGTTCAGGGCGGCGCTAGATTCAAGAACGCCAAGCATCTGAGGGACACCCTGAACAATCCCCAGAAGCTCCTGAAGAAGATCGGGAGCGTGATCCTGGTCGCATCCCAGCGATCCTTCGATGAGCAGAGGCTGGGAGAGAACGTCTGGCCGGCTAGGTATCCAAACCAGCAGAGTCCAAAGATCAACGTGGCCGCTGCCCTTCGCCTTCTGAATGAGGGTGCATCGCTTCCTAAGGGCGGCCACAGCATCTTCAAGGACAGACCCGCACTCAAGGGTCACACCATGGATCTGCGTAAGAGCCTAGCTAAGAACAACGCAGACGCGATGAAGATGGTTGGCCCCCTCACCGTGGAGGTGGGGTCCAACCTGCCCTATGCCCCCAATATGCAGTTTGGCATCAAGAGCGAACAACCCGTAACGGGGACTGCAAAGACCACCTTGGCTAATTGGCTTAGGCTGGCCCGGCAGAGGCGGCGCAGAATAGCCAGCTACGATGCGGGGAAGAAAACCTGGGTGCAGAAGAGTTTGGTTCTCAGATACGGGACATGGTGGAGAAGGCTATGGGGGATCAGTGGGCAGCAGACGCACAAGGGGACCGCGAAACCCAAGAAGCGAAAGAAGAAGCAGGGCGGCAAGATAGAAGCCTCAAAGCCGGGAACCCCGAAGGCGTCTAGGTCCAGGGGTGGAGGGTCAGAGTCCAGGCACGCACTCAAGGGAGACGCTGCACCGCAGTTTGAGCAGGCAACCGAGATCATTCAGGCGCTGGGAAAACTGAAGTTCCTCTTCGGTAGAAGCACTCTCATCACCACCCCCGTGGCCCGACCATTCATTGGCATCACCAAGGAGTTGGGTTCTCAGATACGGGACATGGTGGAGAAGGCTGTGGGGGACCAGCAGGCAGCAGACGCACAACGCCAGCAGGACTTCAGGGCTCAGGCACCGCGCAGGAAGAAACGTGGAGACTAGAGAATGGCTGTAGCCGATGTTGGAGATGTTCTAAAGCTCCCTGGGCGTCTCTGCGCCAACCCCACCGACCTTTCCCTGGATTTCCCCCATGGAGGAACCGCGCTGGGTCTGACCAGAGCGGCAGAGTTCCGATTTGGGATTCAGACATCCATTGTCACCGCTGAAGAGTGGGGGCAACAGCCCGTGGAGGCTGTTTACGCGGGCTCAACGGCGGTCTTTGGATGCGTGCTGCGGGAGTGGGACAACGATGCCATCTCAGCGATTTTCCCAAACACCGGCACAGGGGCAATCAGCGGTGACTCCACGATCCTTGGGCGAGTAGATGGGGTGGGAGTAAACCGGGCAGGCTATCTGTTCTCCACGCAATCCCTGGTGCTTCTCTTCAGCCCACGCTCTGTGGATCGACACCCGATGGTTCTGGTTCGGAAGGCTCTACCCATGCCAGACGAAACCGCCATGATCCAGGCATCGCTGGCTCAAGAGTTTGGTCTTGGCGTGGTGTTCCAGGCGATCCCCGATAGCTCTGAAAGAACCTACGACATCGGAGCGAGGGGAGACTTGACGCTATGATTGATCGGTTTCTAGTCTGCGCCGGCATCCTGAATATGGACCAAGAGCTTGACGATGAGACGAGGGGGCTTCTGGTCTATCACGCGGAGGCGTTCTTGAGAGCCGGGCATCCTTCGTGGCAGCCGGGAACGCAATAGAGCGCGAGCGGGCCTATATGGTTTCAGTGATGATGAGAAGTAGGATAGACGCTATGCACGTCATGGCGCAGGACGATGATGGCGAGGAGTTAGTAGGGGCGCATCTGCACGCTGCCATGGACGCGGCAGAGAATAAGCTGAGAAGCAGAAAGCCTATCAAGCTGTGAATACCTGGCAGATTCTCCAGCAGATCCAGTTCAAACTCCTGGCGCGTCGATGGGAGGGAGCCCCGCTTGGCGGGTTGGTGTTTCAACAATCAAGCGTAATTGTAAGCGTGGGCGGTGAGGAGGCCGCCATGGCTACGTTGATCACGCCTACCTGTGTGATTCAGCCCCTTGGAGCTTCATCGGATCCCGCCCACGATGAAGAACCAGACCTCATCATGCAGAATATCAACGTCAGGCTCACCGTGACCGTTCCCGGTGATCCCCTGGGAGAGTATTCCCTGATTGGCGGAGGTCGTCAGGGACAGGCAGACTCCAGGGGTCGCGGGCTTCTTGAGGTCGAGGAAGAGGTTTTGGGGGCAGTCGCGGAGCTAAACACTATTGACGGCATCGTGATCTACAACCGCGCCAAGAGCGAAGCACAGGCGGAGTTGGACGATAGCGACCGATATACCGCGTTGCGGGCGTATTCCTTTGAAGCCCTCACTACCGCCGACAGGTTCTATCACCCGGTCATCAACTTCATAGCCACCGATGGGGCCATAACTACGTTTGCTGATGTTAATTGGGATCTCCCGCCGGCTAGATTTGATACTCGCGGTGTGAGGATCTTGCGCGTGGTAGGGGCGACCCCTACGACCAACCCGAATGATCCCGGAGCCACGGTGGTGCTGGATGGCAGCACAAACCCAGATCCCGGTTTTGATGGAGATAGGCCAGGAATTGGAACCTTCTCGTATTCTGGATTCTCCACCTATGATGAGTGGGGGTCTGGAACCAATGAACGATTTGGCGACGTTAAGACATCCACGGTCACGGTGACATGATCGTTTACACGGGCAGGTGATCTAATGGCAACCTCACTGCAAGATGCCAAGATTCAGGTGACGCTGGACACGCGGGAGGCGAAGCGTGCCTTAAAGAATCTGGAGAGCCAACTAGACCCCGGAAAGATGGGCCGACTCAGGACGATTGCCCAAAAGCAAAAGGGCAAGGATGACGCTAAGTTGTTCACCAAGTTTATGAACCAGATCACGGGGCGAGTTCGCGGACCTCCTGGGGCATCGCACGTTGCGAGGATCGCGGCTCAGAGTGGCGCTTTCAGTAAGGTCGCGGTGGCGGGTATGGCCGGCGGCACCATAGGAGCCTTCAAAGCGATTGAGTTTGGGCCATCCATTGTTGGCGGCGCGGGCAGAGCGATAGGAGAATCTGTTTTTGGTAAAGAGATGCTGAACAGCTTTTCGGCGCTCGCAGAAGGTGTGGGTTGGCTTGATAAGCATTTTAATGCGCTGAGTGAATCGTTTACTGTCCTGGAGAATAGCGTTTCCCAATTCTTCACAGCAGGGAAGGCAGCCAGCGCGGGGATTCTAATGGCATCGGGGGCGGGCATTCCAGAGGATGCAGACTTCTTCAGTGAACTGTTTAACCGTCAGTATGAAATAGCCCTGGCCAAAGCCAACCTCGACACCGCAATGACAAAGGTGGTGCTAGAGAGGGGCTCGTACATGATCACAAAGATGCTAACGCCCTAACAGCGGGGATGGATAAGTGGCAGCAGTAGACAGAGAAATAACCATCAATTATGGAGGGTTCATCGTGGGCGGCGCGGTCGCCCCTGGATCTGAACGTCTGATTGATGGGGCGTTGCGAATCGACAAGAGCTTCACCAGCCTGACGGTGAGCTTTGATTTTGTGATCTCTTCCAACACAGAAGCCGGGTTTGCTACCGAGGTATTTTTGGCTGAAGCGGCATTCAGAGCACCAATACTGGTTTAAACACTCAGCCAAGCATCGTGAAGGGAGACAGCCCAGCCGACACCGGGAGATCGCGCAGGTACCTGGTCACCATCGAAGCGGAGATGCCCGCAGACAACTCCCCCACGGTCGGCATCCGTGAGTCCAGTATTAACGTAGCCTTCTCCCCAGCCAGGAAACGAACCGTCACTATATCTGGCGTAGTCACAGCCGAAGGCGGCAACGATGCCCGCGCCAAATATAACTCAATCATCAACGCCTATACCACGGCGATTCTGACAGCCCTGGGAGGAATATATGAGCTTGCGCTTGAGCCTGATACGGCATCAGACTTCCAGGACAAGATCATCAGTTTTAGCCGAACCTTCAATGAGATCATCTTCTCTCAGGGTGGCGCAGCGGTTGATGATGTCAGAATTGTAGATCAGCAATTCTCCATCACCCGGAATCAGGTGGCTCCGGGAGACACCACGGGAAAGAACGTGGTGAGAATGATAGAGCTATCGGCTCTCTACGAAGCCTGGATCGACAAGGACGAAACGCAGGATCTTGCAGGCGTCTGGGATTCGATCAAGGACTGGGTCTATGGAGAGATCGCGGCCATCTTCGGGGCCGGATCTATAGCCGTCACCAGCGTTGCCCCAACCTATTTCCTGGATGAGAATCGCATCTCGGCATCCATCTCGGCTCTGGCTGCAAGCGCATCCGGTTTACTTGAGCATCGAGAAACCATTATGGTCGAGGAAAACTTTGGGAAAGTGTTGGTCCCTGTCTGGAACGGGAACGCTTATGGAAAGTATTTATATTTAGGACCAGCCACAAAAAAGAAAACGACAACAACGATTCAGAAAAAGCTGGCTGGTTCAGTTACGGCCGATGCGGGGGAGTCATCTGGGACCGGGAATAGACTAACGAGTTCATTGGGGGGTCGCGCAGATAGACAGGTGAGCGCCAGAAGGCAACGAGTTCTGGACAGACTAGACGCCAGGAGGAATCCTCCAGCTAACTCAGGACCACCAGCCAAAGAACCCGAATACATCGTTATGACCACAAACGTGAGCGAGACGCCTCTTACAATCGGAACCGACAATCAAACCCTGGATGTTGTAGAGACAACCACCATTGTAGTCGAGGAAGCGTTTGTAGAGGCGGTCGGTGCCAGCCCACAACTTGGGACCGGCACCCAGGTCAGTGATCCCGCTACCGGAGAAGCCGTCTGATGGCGCAGGCAACCGTAGCTTCGCTTGGTGGCTTCCCTATCCTTGCCTCTTCTCCGATAGTCTGGGAGTTTACTAACGGGGTCCAGCCATACACCACCACCGTTGATATGGATCCAGAGTCAGCCAGGAAGGTAATGACCCACGCTCCTTCTGACTTAGTGGGGCGCGGCCATATTTTGTTGCAATTTCAAACGGGAACGGGAGGCGTAGAACAGAGCGATCCGGTGATTGGATCATCGGGGGCCAACCAGGTAAGAATATGGGTTTGGGTTCTAGGAATCAAACCGGGACAAAACCCCCACATCGTCAAGGTGCAGATAGCCGATGTTCGGTGGATCTGGAAGTATATTCACCTTGGCCCCAATCGTTACAACTGGCGTCGTAATGTTTCTTTTAAGCGCCTGGAGGCTGTTGATAGCGAGAGCCTGCTGAATGATGTGATTCCAGATGTATGGTATGCCCCGTGGAGTCTGAAAGACCCCGAAGGGACTACTGCCGATGTCTGGAACGCCAAAGAAGTAATGCAGCAGTTGTTGGGGGAGGTGGCTACGAAGGCCTGGAACTTCGCTGACGACTATCCGGACTATCATGTCGATGCAGCGCTAAGGGACGTTCCTATAGAGAATCTGCTAGTTGATGGTCCCGCCGACCAGTCTATTGCCAGGGCTTTATCTTACCTTCCGGGGGCTGGCATATTTGTTGACAAGGATGGACGTGTCCGTGTCTATCCCAAGTTCAATGGGGCAGAGCTAAAGTTTTACAAAAGCATGAGGGGAGTTCTAGGAGAGAAGGTGGCCCAGGGGCATGTAGGGTGGATGAACGCCAAGTTAATACGCCCCAGGAAGGTCACTGTACTATTCACCGTAGAGGCAGAGCTACGCTTTGACAGCGATGGAGACGAAGAGGATGAGGATGGGCAGGGATTCACATCCGGGGTGCTTACTGACCCCGACCCTCTTGCTCGAAAGCTAAGGAATGTTTGCCCCGTCCCTGATTTTGAATCCCCGATAACTAAGCAAGTGTCGGGAACCTGGATGCGCCTTGGACAACTGATGCAGGAGTGGCGAATCGGGCGCGATTTTGACGCCGGATCGACATCGGAAAAGCTAAACAGATATTACAAGTTCGAGTTTGTCAGAAGAGCCTTTTGTCCTTTCCTGGACTATTGGGGTGCGCTTCTTATGACTGGAACCCTGGACCCGAACGTAAATCACGCTGGCCGTGTAAACGCTCTACTCCAGCACTACAGAAGAACCTTCCAAATCCATCCCAAATGGTGGTCAAGGATCCTTAGCATCCATGCCCGTCGCGTGGCATTGATTGACCCGGAATCAGGCAGCACTGCACCGGCGTCTGTTTGGGCCGATTGTTGTCGTTTGGGATCGGAGAGAACCTTCAGCCGAAGCGTGGCGGGCGGCGGAAATAAGTTCAATCTCCCCTACGCAATCAACTGCAAGAGCTATCCGGTAGGTGATCCCCTTCTCGCAAACATAGCTGGAACCGACTCGGCGGTGGCGTTCCCAATCACCAAGAAAAGCATCCAGGCTGAATGCAGGGTAAGCATTCTCGATGCGGAGCAGGGGGTCATCGGCCTAGATTATATCCCCGATGTTCACGCAGAGTTCTCTACCATCTTGCCATCCATGATGACAAGTGGAGGCGCTTCACTCGATGCCAATGGTATGCCCACGGAGGCTGGCCCTGGAGCCGACATCACCAACCGCGACATGCAAATGTCCTTTAATGCGATAGGAGCGAACCTAGCCACATCATCAAATCTGAAGGTTCCAGAGTTGGTCAAAGATCATCGCGTAGCGGTTATTCTCACGGCCATCCCTGCCATCTGGAATCACGCCAAGTTCGACTCTGGAACTCCCAGCAGAGCCTCGTCAGGTGGCCTTGCCAGCTTTGACTCAGATCAATTTACAACATCGGTTCTGTACAAGGTCACCATCGACCCGGCCAAAGACAAAGACTTGAGGCCCATCCTGATGGCCGCCTTCAATGCGTCTGGTGGCAGTGGGGATCTTGACTTCGATACGGTGGTGGGGCTAGACGAATGTGAGGGTCCACCGATGGAGGTTAGAATTGGGCCTGCCGTGGAGGTTGCTCGTATAGCCTGGGCGGATGAGCGAGCATTCGATATTCAAAAGCTGTTTGGAATACATGAGGATGGCTCTCCTGAGACACCACCAAACCTGGAGGGTCTTGTTTTGAATGCTGGAAACTCCAACGAGGATGGGGCGAGCCTTCGCAAGATAGCCTTGTCGGCAGCCGCGTCGGTCTATGCTGAGTATGTAAACCATCTGGAGGGCAGTGCATCGTTCGCGTTAGGAGAAACTATTGATAATGTACAGCCGCAGGGCTGGATGGACTCGGCTGGGGTTGAGCTTAGTACGACTGGAGAAGGAAGCATCAAGGTGGATATGCCAGCCAAGGTAGAGAAGTTACCAATGGATCTGTTTATGAACAGAAACACCAAGTCGGTTATCGCCAAACTAGCGAGGCCTGACTAATGTTTATAGGCGACAGTAGGACCAAGGCGGGGCCAGGAATCCTGCCGCTTCAGCATCAGGACTATGAAGCTGGAGAGTGGCCGCTTTGGAATCGCGCTGGCCTCTTGGCTGTCCGGCTTCTGGGCAGGTTCGACAACGATGGCGGCAAGAATAACGATACCACCGAGATGGGATGGTGGGAGGAGGATCCAGAGACTCGTGGTGATGTGATTGGCGGCATGTACTGGCAACGGTCCAGCAGAGAGATCGGAGCCTGGAGGTTTGCATGGCCGGTCAACACCACGGACCAGGAAGCCGAAGAAGCCGAGAGTGGGGACCAGAGCGTTCCCAGAACGTCCTCAGGCGTTGCTGGTGAGCGCCCACCCCCTATCGTGGTGGGGTCGAGCGGTGGCGCGGTGGGTGCCGCCAGGGGTCGCCAGAGCAGGTCCAGTCAAGTAAAGATCGTCATCAAGCCGGCCCCCAGGAGTCAGAAGCCGAACGTGCCGCAATCCTCATCTGCCGGCGCGGACACCGAGGGAGAAGATGGGGCGCGGGTTCCTACCACCTCAGTGGATGAGGGTCCATGCGCTCACCTCACCGAAGAACATCTTATCCCAATCAGGCATAAGGACTGGTCCAACGATGGCCGGTTTCAGAATGCTGAATATGCGGTGCCGCACGATGACACCGGACGCAGGCTGTGGCCCAAGTTCCCGTTCGACTGGAAGGGCATTGTTCTTCAGGCAGACCATGAAGATAAGCAAGAGGAGCTGTTCTTCCCTACCGATCCGAGAATGCTGGCTGTTCATTGCAACGGCGATGAGGCGATGGGCTCGCTGGTCTGTGATATGGCAGCAGGATTCAAGGTGGACGCCTCAAAGATGGCGCGGCTGCAAAGCGCCTGGAAAAGCGCCAAGAGGCCAAGCGGATGTGGGATCGACAGCAAGAACCCATCGCTTACCTGGAACATCGGATCTACTGGCTGCAAGGACTCTGTTGGCGGCTTGATCTGGGAGCTTGGTCAGCAGGCGACTCCAGGCACCACGTCTGGAGGCATCGAGAGGCCAGCCACCAGCAGCCCACAATCAGGGGGTGGACCTACATCAACCGTTGCCAGGACAAGCAGCACTATCGGGGCTGGCTCTGTGGCGCGAGGCGGCGCAGGCGATAACCGGGTGCCGGGGTCTACCACCGATGATGACTCTGGA